GGAGACCCCGAGAAATCCCCGGTATTAGCCCGTCGCAAAGCTGGAACGAGAAACGCGAACATCGTTCAAACTGCAAACAAGAAAAAGGAAAAGTACGACTTCGTTCTGTACGGAGACAGTATCACCATGATTGCCGCGGACAGCCACATGGATGTCTGGAACAAGTACTTTGGCCAAAAAGGTATGAAATCCGCCCCCCTTGGGATCGGCGGCGATACCGTTCAGAAATTATCGTGGAGAATAGCTCTCGGAAAGGAAAGGTTCGCCATACCCCCCAAGGTCGTTGGCCTGCTCATCGGGATCAACAACCAAGGGGTGGACAATACCGACCCGGCCGCGAAGCTCTATCAATTCTTGCTCCCATACCTGAAAGCAGTTTACCCGACATCTAAGTTCATTCTGATAGGTCTGTTGCCGAACAACCTAGGCGCGGCAAGAAATGCAGTTCGCGTTAAAGCCAACGCAAACTATAGATTATTGGCTAATAAATTTGGTATGCAGTATGTAGACATTTCAAAGGGTCTGGTCCCGTCCGATAAAAAACAGTTCTTCGACGGTACCCACCCCACCGGGGCAGGCTATGAAATTTTGTACAGTAACCTCCAGCCTTACGTGATGGCTGCACTGAAGAACGTTAAGTAGACTCGTACGACTTTATTTTGCCATTATGTACTACATTGTGACAAAATAACTTAATAATAATATGTATATTATTAATAATGGGTGCTCTCACACAAATAGTAGCTGTTGGTGCCCCTGACGTATTCCTCACGGGAGATCCGCAAAGGTCTCTCTGGAAAAGGAATTCCGTGCGGAGAACAAACTTTGCAATAGAGTCTATAGAATCCACGTTCGATCTTCGCTTTGGCGAGCCATCGGTCATAACGGTAAAGAGAGCGGGAGATCTCGTGAAGAACTGTGTGCTCGAAATCTCGATGAAACGATCGTCGACGGAATCGTTCTACCCCGCCGAACAGTTTGTAAAAAGTGTGACGGTCATTATAGGAGGGCAGGAAATAGAAAACATCGTAGATTTTCCAAACTGGTCACGCGTCCACGACGAACTTTTCAATGATACGGAAATCAGGTCTGCGCACTATAGGATGCAGAACTTCAGAGACGACGACCCCCCGGGTGCAATTCGTACATTTTACGTCGACCTCCCGCTATTCTTCTCCAAAAATTTGTCAACTGCGCTCCCGATGATTGCACTGCAGTACCACGAGATCCAGTTAAAGATTGTTTTCAACGAACCTTACAATATCCCCGGTCTCGACTCTGTGTACATACCGCAGGTCAGGTTCTATGCAGATTATGTATTCCTGGACAGACTAGAGCGTGAGTATTTTGTATCCAAACCACACGAGTATGTCATAGAACAACTGCAAACGACCACGGTTCCTGCAAAAATATCAGAGTCTATACAGACTGGAATATACGACCTTCCTTTTAATTTGCCAACCAGATATATCGTGTGGTTTTACAAATCTAACTTACACGGTCAGTATACGACCAGTAATTACCAATTCGAAACAAACGAGGCATTCGCGCCGATGTATAGCGCTGTTCTGAAATGCAATGGCGTCGACCGTTTCACGGAGCGCCCCGGTGGGTATTTCAATCTCGTCCAACCCACGCAGGCCGTGGGACAAGCCCCATCTGCAGGAATCTACATGTATTCCTTCGGAGTCCAAGCCAACGAACAGGACTCTGCGGGAACGTTGAACTTCAGTCGTTTGGATATGGTGTCGTTGAGTATTACAAGCAAGGCGGCAACTGCGACGAATATCTCAAACATCATGGACACGTCGACAACTCTCGAGACTGGAATTACCAAATTTAATGATATTACAGTATTTGCAAGGAATTTCAATATCCTTCGCGTGATGGAAGGAATGGGCGGAGTGCTTTTTGCTAATTGATTTTTACACACGTCCAAAAATGTATATGTATCTTGGTATATGGTGTTTTATTCGCCAATTAAGTCGCTTTAATGCACAACTTGTACGAAGCTGTAAGATAGCCGTGAGATACGTCAAAATCCTTCTTCACCGTAGTTTTCCTCAGGGCAGTAGAAGTCCCAAGGTGCGAGATATCGCTCAGCAAGCTCACGATCACGTCGAACATTTTAGAGATATACGCAGTGTCTCTCGAACCGAAAATGACAATATTTCCGGTGCCGAATATGAACGCAGTAGATACTTTCTTAGAACCATCGAATAACAGAAGTTTGACAGCGGGGTGGCGCTCAGGGTCAAAAAACGCCTCAAGCCCCGCGCGCTGGGCATGTAAATAGACGGCCTTCGGGGGAAACGATAGCGGGAAATTATTAGATTGTACAATGGTTCCTGAATTTATCATGTTGATGTTAAAATCGTCGAAATTCATTTGGATGTCGACCATTTCTTCTACAAACTGTGCTATCAAAATTATCATGTGCACAAAATCAACGAGCGACGAAAAACCAGTAGCGTGTACCGTTCCGTTGTAAAACAGCTTTGCGGATTTTTTGTCAAGCATGAAAGAAATCTGATGCTTAAATTTCCTGACGTCCGGAGGGTCCTTGACCGTGGTAGAGCGGCGTTTGGGAGGGGGTTTCACGCCCCCGAGATATAACCCTTCGCCAGGAGGGCACGTAGATAACGCCTCTCGAATTCGCTCGATGGGAATCTCGGTGTCAGAGTCGTGCTTGAATTTCCCAGTAATTGTCATCGTGCTCACCGTCAACGGAGCAAATTGCACGTTTTTCCCGGTCGATGTTTTCGCCGCATGGGATAGACACTCGAGAAAACTAACATTCGTGTCAAATACCTTGTCAATCACATCGGGGGATACGTAACGCTCGAACAATTCTGGATCAATGCCACACTGTACGGCAAGAATTTCCACACGTGACGGTGACATTTCTAATTTAATACGATATGGTAAAGGACAGTATATATGTAACACAGTGTGTCGATACGAGGTAGTATACCCATATCGACGCTCTAAATCATTTAAACACCCCTCAGCAGAGTAACACACTCACTTACAACAATGACCGCACTACTTATCAAGAAGCTCGTCGCTCACGCAGTCGCCCCTATGCGCGCAACCGAGGGTTCTGCCGGGTATGACTTGACCAGCGCAGTAGATGCGACAATTCCTCCCAACGGACGCCTCGCAGTGTCCACAGGTATCGCCATTGGTCTCCCCGAGGGGACTTACGGTCGCATCGCACCGCGGAGTGGCCTGGCGTTCAAATACGGCATTGACGTTTTCGCCGGCGTCATTGACGCAGATTATCGAAATGAGGTGAAGGCCATTCTGTACAACTCTGGAGACCAGCCATTTGTCATCAAGTCCGGAGACCGCATCGCACAACTGGTTCTAGAAGTTATCAAAACTCCTGAAGTAGCAGTCGTTCTCGAGATGAACGATACATCACGTACGGGTGGTTTTGGTTCCACAGGAATTGGTGCACTTGTTGTTTAGAAAACATATCGTCAAGATATCACATATAAACATACTCGTATTTTACATTGTAAAAATAAATGAGTATTCAAAACATAACGAATGTCGTGAATATTTCAAGACAGTCTCACAAGAAAGTGAGAGCTACTTGTTCATTACAGAATGCAGATAAATGCCCGCGCGAGGTTGACCAGGCGTATAGAGATATAATGAACGTGATGGAAAGAAATGACGGTATGTATATGTGCTTGCACTGTTCGCGTAAACTAAAATCTACCGGACGTGATAATCCCAATTGCAAATATAAGGATCTTGACGATGATTTTTACACATCAGTTGATACTGAATTCAAATCATACTTGCTCGGTTGGATAGCGAGTGATGGTTCGATCACGATTGGAAGTATCAAGCTCGAAATAAAGGACGTAGATATTGATATACTAGAAATACTCAGGGATAATATTTGCAAATCGTTGCCAATTACACGCAGATATAACGGTTCTATGAATTCGATAAGCTTAACTATAAACTCAAAAAAGATAGTTGAGGATGTCTGTGGTCTCCTTGGTGTAGTTCCAGGGGCAAAATCACGAACAATTAAATTTCCAGTTGATATCCCAGATGACTTAAAATGGCATTTCATAAGAGGTCTGTTTGATGGAGATGGGACAATTAGGAAGATGAACGAGAAGATGCATTCGCGCGAATGTTCTATTGCATCAATTTCTCAGGATATGAAAGAAGGAATTAAAGATTTTTGCAAGATTAAAAGCAAGACACGAAAAGACTGTATTGTATATACAGGCATCAATTCGGCGAAATTCTTATTTACTATGTATGAAAATGCGTCATTCAGATTAGAGCGTAAGTATGTCGAATATCTAAAGTATGTTGATTATTATGGGTTTGATGGTGAAAAAGACCACCGTGTATACGGACCAAATGAGAAAATTATATGTCTGAGAAGCATTAGAAAAGCGGACGGAGAAGTTCAAGATTTTCATAGTTATGTGTCCGCTGAACGGTTTTTGAAACAAACAAATTCTTCAGCGTGTGGTAGTAGTATTAGAGACGTTGTTAATAAAGATGGCAGAAGTGCTTGGGGATACAGGTGGCTTCTTTTATGATACATATAATATAAAAGAAAGAACAAAACGTGTAGATTAGATTAGATTTTACGCCATGGGGGTAATGTCATTTGATCCTGGTAAAATTTTGTACATATAATGTCCAACTTGTAACATTCGATACCATTAAATTAAAATCAAAGCTTCCAAAATGACTTCTTTCGACCTCAAGTTCACAGGCAGACTGTACGAATACCAGAAGAAAGCGTTATTGTGGATGCTCAAGAGGGAATCCTCCGCAGATGCTCCCGGTGGCTTCTTGTGCCTGGATATGGGTCTCGGAAAGACCATCCTCACAATCGCGACTATTTGCCTGCATGATATGAAGCACACACTAGTGGTGGTCCCCAAGAATATCCTCCCCCAGTGGGTTGCCGAGTTTGAGAAGTTCTCCAATATTACCCCATTTGTGTTCTCTGCCAATGACTCAAACACTGGAAAGATTACCCGCGAGATCCTGGCTGAGCACCGCGTGGTGATCACACCCATTTCCACGTTTGGCAGCATGAAGAAAGATGATGAGTCAGAGCTGCTGGGCTTTGAGTTTGACCGCATCGTTGTGGACGAGGCGCACCTGATCAGAAACAACAAGACAAAGAGTTACAAACTCATCAAAAAAATTCAGAGCAATACCAAGTGGTGCCTGTCCGGAACGCCCATCAACAGGAGCCAGAACGATTTCAAGACCCTTCTGGAATTCATGTCCATTTTTAACGTGACCCTGTCACATGCGGCAAGGACGTATCTGTACCGTATCGTCAAGGAAGATGTGGACAGCGTCAAGATCCCGGAGCTGACGATCGAGGATCTCCGTTCAGATTTCGAGCTGGAGGACGAGAAGGAGATTTACAATGAACTGGTGGAAAACGGTAAGCTTTTGCTCAAAGCATACACAGCATATGGC